CTCCCCCCTATGACATTATGTCAATAATGTGCATTAGTTAGCACTTACTTACATAGCCTTGCACCAATATAGTGCTAGGTTAGTGAGTGCTTACTTACATGACAATATCGATATATACGCATATACGAATATACGCATTGACGCATATATGACATCATAGGTAAAAACTATTAACCTGTGATGGTTGATAGAGAGAATGTATGAGGTGATGATGCACCTTTATAGTACAACCTACTGCACCAATCTAGTACATCTGCACCATTGTAGTGCAGCATGATAACATAGTGTCAGGCTATCGATTGCAGCTTATCGATAGCATTTATCTATCAGGGCCATCATAGTGTTTACCTATCAATTTCGGGAACTCATAAACAGCATCTATTGTCACCCAGTGTAAACCCTTACAATGCCATAGGACTGCAATACAGAGCTTTAGAGGCGTTTTTGCCTAAGATGATGGGTCAGTATCTCTGAGTTGAGAACTCTATTTTCAAGGGTAAACCCTAAGTATAAAGACACACAGAATCATAACTAAATTATATAAAGAAAATTGTTGACAAACTATATAGAACTGTCAGACTAGAGTCAGTTGTACATTTTCAACAGTAGATAAGAAAGGTAATAATCATGAAACAAACTATCAACCTAAATGACTTTCGCAATGCGTTCCAGAGCATTCGCCCAAATAATTTCTCCTATGAGGGATTGGAAGTTTTATTCGATTATTGTGAAGATTTAGAAGTATCTTGCAATAAAGAAATGGAATTAGATGTTATTTGGCTATGTTGCGATTATGCGGAATCAAGTTTTGAAGAATTGATTCATCAATATGACATTGATATTAAAGGCGTTGAAGAGGTAGAAGAATTTGTCTTAGACTTTATGAATGACAGAACCATTGTTTTAGGTGTTGGTGACAGTCCTAAGAATTCATCATACAGTTGCTCTATCGTTTATCAACAATTTTAAGGGGTTAATCATGATTATAGGAATCAGCACTAAAGAAGAAGTTTTGACATTCTTTACCAAATGGTTAGAAAAGGAATATCCAATTATTGATGATGATGACGAATTGTTTACTCGTTTAGTGTTAGCAAGTGCTGACGATTTGATTCAAGATGATTTGGATTATTGGGCTAACCAATCGGTTAAAGTATTATTTGAACAATCTAAACTTAAATTACTTGGAGAATAATCATGACTAAAATTAACATTGAAAAAGTTTATACAGGCGGAGGGTGTGAACACCTTTCAATTCAGTTTATCGATTATGGTGTGCAATTTGACATCATGAATGCTAATGAATACTCTGCTAATCAATTGCCAGAAAATGGTGAGCCATTCTGTTTTAATCTTTGCAAGATTCAGGATGGCATTGATGGAGAGTATTTAGACATATCTGACCGGATTGAGAATTACAACAGTGAAACTATCAAGGATTTCTGTCTGGGCTATCTTGCGGCCCGTAAAATGAAACCGATTATTGAGGTAGACCCTGAGCCATATGACATTGATGGATTGTTTGAATCAATTAATGACATTTATAAACAATATGATGATGGCAGTATTGACAGAGATGAGGCAAATCGCATTGCTAAATTATGTTGCGATGCATTTATTGATTGGTACGAACTATTTAATGAGGATAAATAATCATGTCTGAAATAAAACTAGAAACTGTTGCGGACGATATTCAAACAAATAATGTCATTGTGTTTGATGTCATTACTTTAATCGATGAGTGGTCTGCGGACCATGACAGACAATGGAGGCAATACGCCTTGGAATTGATTGCAGAAATTGAAGAAAGGTTAATAAAATGAAATCATTCCTACTTACTGGCGTGTGTTTATACACTTGTTGCACTGCAATTTATGTCATAGTATTCTATTTATGAAAGGATAAGACAAAATGAAAACTGCACTATTTTGGTGCATGACATACCTAATTTTAACCTATGTTGTGTATCATCTTGTTGGAGTGGTATTATGTTATACTTGGGAATACCTCTAAAACGCTCTAAAACAGCGTATACGGGGTTTTCTTAGTGTTGGTGATGTGTTGGTATTACTTAATCAATTTTAATTGAATAGAGAGGGTTTTTATGAAATACAAAAACGATAGTTATTACGAACCACATGGTGATGATGAAGATTTTTTTAATGAATCAGTTGATTGTCTAATTGCAGGTGATGGGCAGTGTTACTGGGCTGACCCTGACAATTGGGACGAAGCATTGATGCAATTAGAATTAGATGAGGATTATAAACCCGATAGCGCACCTGCTGAGGTTATAGACAAAGTTAAGGCATATTGGTTAGATATTGCTCAAGGTATTGCGGAAGGGGAATTCTAATGAGATGCCAATGCTGCAATGCGTCATTAACTGATTTCGAGGCTACCATAAAGCATGGTATCACTAGAAAATATATTGAACTATGCTCTGATTGTCTTAAAACGATTGAGGCTTACATACCGATACAGGTAAGGCAAGATTTAATGAATGAATCAGATACTGCTATGACTGAATCATTGATTGATGATAACGGGTATATTGATGGAGGGTTAGATTCTGAAGACCCGGAAGACTATTGGATTGATTGGGATAACCGATAATGCACTCGCTTGCGGGTAATATAGTTATCGTTATAGTTAATATAGTCTATGTCGTAACTGTGAATATAGATTACTATCAATTAACATAAAGAAACAATCAACGATAGTCTATGTTGTAAAAGCATTATACTCAATTTTGTAAATGTTGTCAAGTAGTTTATTTTTGTCTTATGTATTGACTTTTTATGATTGTGTCTTATGATTGGGGTTGTCTTTAACTAACGGGAGGTTTTATGCACCACAATGAAGAAGCAAGATACCATTTCATAATGATGGATATGGTTGATTTAATTGGGGATTATGGCTATGATAAGGTCATGGACGATTTATCAACGGCGATTGCTGACAAGGTTAATAGGCTTGTTGGCAGGGCTGTAATGGAGGATGTCGAAGAATGAATACAAACTTTAAACAAAGTTCCGCATACGAATTAGCAGATGCACTTCAGGAAACTGAGCCGTATTATCCAACAGATTACAAGTTGTTTGATAGTGCCGCCACTATGCTTTGCCAACAAGCAGACCGAATAGCGGAGTTGGAAGACAAACTATCCTTTTATGAGATTAAAGACTTGGATAGCGGTTTAAAGCCAAAGCCATTAAGTGATGATGAAATAAGAAAAATTGCTATTCAATGTGATGCTTATGACAACGATGGAAGTTTAATAACTGATGACATTTGCATTGATAAATTTGCCAGAGCAATAGAAGAAAGGCACGGGATTAAATGAAACTGCGCTATGAGGTTCTAGACGAGTTTAATGAGCCAGTGCGATGCTTTGCTAACCGAAGCGAAGCCGAGGCTCACTGTAAGCTCGATAGAGGCTTTTGGATTAAGTTTAATAAAGTGCCTAAGCGTAATCTATTTCGTGAGGCATTAGAAAGGCTAGGCGAATGTCGATTTTAACAAGAGCGTTTATCATGTCAGCGTTTGCTTTTGGTGTGTTATTGGGCTATGTTGCTGGTCGTATGGAGTGGGCGCACGAGGACTGCTTTGACACTACGGGGAAGTATCAGCGATACGAGGCATGGCTTAGTGTTAAGAATGGAACTTATCGTTGCTTTTGGGTTGAGACACAATACCCACATCGGGTTAAGATGCAAGGAGTAATTGATGTTAAATAAAAAGGAATCATATGAAATATCTTAGTGTTTGTAGCGGTGTTGAGGCGGCAACAGTTGCATGGCATTCGTTAGGCTGGCAGCCAGTTGCATTTTCTGAAATTGAGCCATTTCCATCAGCAGTACTGGCTCATCATTATCCAAATGTTCCTAATCTTGGGGACATGACTAAATATAAGGAGTGGAATTTAAATGAATCAATTGACATTCTTGTTGGAGGAACTCCCTGCCAATCATTCTCAGTCGCAGGACTTAGGAAAGGACTTGAAGACCCAAGAGGAAACCTTGCCCTCACCTATGTTGGAATTCTTGACAAGTTTAGACCCCAGTGGTTCATTTGGGAAAATGTGCCGGGTGTCCTCAGTTCAGGCGGTGGACGGGATTTTGGTTCCTTTCTCGGGGCGGTGGCTGAATGCGGGTATGGGTTCGCATACAGAGTGCTTGATGCTCAAAACTTCGGAGTCCCACAAAGACGCAGAAGAGTGTTTGTTGTCGGACATCTTGGAGATTGGCAACCTGCAGCAAAAGTATTATTTGAGTCCGAAAGCCTGTCAGGGGATTTTAAATCGAGCCGAAAGACGAGGAAAAGTGTTACCGGATTTGTTGAGAGTAGCTTTGGTCAATATCGTGAAGATGTCATCGCAGGAACAACCAAAGCCAGTGGAGGAGTCTTAGGCGGTGGGTCAGAAACATTCTTGACTGTTTATGAAAACCATCCATCCGATAGTCGTGTTAAAGATATGGGCGACACCTGTCAGACTGTTACATCAACATGGGGAACTGGCGGCGGTAATATTCCATTTGTTCAATCTTTTGGCATACCGGGAAATTGGATTGGCAGAAAGCCTGAGAATGGTGGAAATGCAACAACGCCAATGAACGATGTTGCACCTTGTTTAACAAAAACAGATAGACATGGTGTTGCTTTTGGTTTTGAACCCGGAATTGCTAAAAGAGAGGGTAATCCTAATCGTTTTAGTCAGGAACTATCACCAACATTAAGAGCAGAAATGGGAGACAATCAGGTTGCAGCAGCATTTGGTTGGCAAAACAGTTTACATCAAGGTATGTCAATCGATACGATTTCACCGACACTTGATAAAAGCAAAACACCTGCGGTGGCTTTTGGCGTTGATATGTATAACTTAACAACCAATGAGGATACAACGCAAACCATTAGAAATGGTACAGACATTGACCATGTGGGTGGAATAATGTCAAGCACCGCAGTTCGTAGATTAACACCTGTGGAGTGTGAACGATTGCAAGGCTTTCCTGACAATTACACTCAGATTCCTTGGAATAAAAAAGTTTCTATTGACTGTCCAGACGGATTGCGTTACAAAGCAATGGGTAATTCAATGGCGGTTCCCGTAATGAACTGGATTGGAAAACGAATATCTACACAAGGAGTGATTGATGTCAAATGAACATGGCTATTGCCCGAACTGTAATTCTGATTTAGATGGTGGCTTGATATGGAACCATTTCTTTGAGACCACTGGCTCGGAGATAGAAGCCGATAAGATTTCTAAATCCTATGGCGCTGACCGAACCCAAGGACAATGGGGTAGGACTATCGGGATTTATGATATGGAAGTAGATAGAACTGTGGCATGGAAATGTCCCGATTGCAATCACCAATGGGGTCGTAAATGAATATTCCTGATAGATGGGTTGTTGTTGAGGTTGTGAGCGATAAGACCAAGCTACATCGAGTCTTTGCGTGTTGGTATGGTGGCTGGGCTGGTTCTGACTCATGGCAAATCAATAGCGGTATCGTAGGCGTTGATGACCAATCTAAATACTTTGATTTTGAGGGACACTCCGGTTCAATCTATCGGTGCAACAAGAACAGTTATGGTTTACATATGTATGGCAGCTCAGTGTTAAATAATTTAATTAACAAAGCTAAAGAGAAAGATATTATAATAACTGTATTACCCGAAGACACTAATTGGAAGGAGTTAATCGATGGCACGAATGTTGCTGGCAGAGATAACAAAACTGAAGAAAGAGAATGATGAACTGCGCAGAGGAATCATACCCGATGGCTATGTTTTCCTTTGCATTCACTGTGCAAAAGAGTTAAAATTATTTGAAGGAACTGAAGATGGTATGGAAGTGTCCACCACTAAACCTAGTGAATTGGAACAATCTATGGAAATGGAGAGAAAAGATGACAACTTGGACAAGCGAGGATAGGCAAATATGCGAACAGGATTTAACGAGGCAGGTCTTGGAACTTCAGGACCA